CCGTGGGGTGGACCCCCACCTTCTCGGTCTGCTTCTCGACGCCGCGCCAGTGCGGCACCAGCCGATACCCGCCGTCCGCCCCCTTGCCGGCGGATGGGTCGATCTTGGGAACCCAGATAGCTAGGTTGTCGAGCGCCAACCGGTTAAGCTTTGACCAATAGCTATCAGGGTCGCCTTCGCCTTTTAGTTGCCTATCAGACTTAATGTACTCAACCTTGGGTACGGTTTTCTGGTATCTTGCAATGATTGCGGCTGCTTTGTCGTGATATTCCGCCGGGATTTCCGGCAACTCATCGACGGTGGTATTCAGCAGCGTTTTTTCGGTCAGCCAGTGATATCTCATGCCGTCTGGGTGCAGGGAGGGCGGCAGCACGGTTTGCTTCCCATGGGCCAGCAATTCAACGACAGACACGCCATCCAGAAGGTGTTTTTTGGAGGCATGGCTAAAGCCCCTGAAGAAGTCGGTTCGCCCCTTCGCCCCCCGCTTTTGCACAGGCGAAACCGGCAGCAGCGCCTCCAGTTCGCGCTGCATCTCGCCTTGGCCGTAGTCGTAGTCGATGGCGGTCATATTCGACGCCCGCCCGAGGGCGACACAGATCGAGGGGTCAGGCCATTTGCACCACAGGTCGAGTTCGAACTTGGTCACGGCCTTATCGCAGAACCGGCTCCAATCCTTCATGCCGTACCATGAGCCGGCGTATGTCCCTGGCCGCTTCTCGCCGGGGATGATGGGGATAATGCTGTACCCGTTCGCGATCAGCGCGGCGGCGGTGTCCGAGAACTTCGGAGTATCGGTCATAATGCAATGACCGAGATCGTGGTTTGCGGGACATTAGAATATCGTTTTTGTGCGAGGAGGTTGACGATCTGCGAATCGTCCACAAAGACCGTTTTGTTCAGCGCGTCTAAGACCGCCTTTGTGATGTTGTCGAGGTCAGGCTTTGTGATCGGCAAGATCAAACCGCGATGTGCATACTCTTTCTTGCGAATCGACCAAGACTTTGGAATTTCCATATACGCCTCAATAAAAATCTGCACAGGGCCACCGAACGGCAACTCACCGTTCATGGCACGCTGGGCGTAACTCTTGACCATGTTTTCATGTCGGCGCGTTTTCTCTGGCGTAAAGAACCCACCAGATTTAGACACTCGGGCGCGTCCCCACGCTACAGGTTGTCCCGGCACGGAGAATGACACGGTACTCAGCCGATGCACGGCGCTCATCGAATGAACTCCTGAGGCTTGACTGATCCGCCGGTTGCCTTCGAGATTCGCAACATCGCTTTAGGTCTTGGAATACGCAAGCCACTGAGCCAGAGTGATACGGACGCATCACTAACGCCTATGAGGTGGGCGAATTTGGATTGCGTGATCTTCTTCACCTTGAGCCATTTTTCCAGCGTCATCTTTTTTCTCCATGAGGTGCGGATTGTGTTTGACATACTGTAAAGGCTATGGCAAATACATTTTGCCAAAACGAAAACCACAACAAAGGAAACCCAAATGACGAACCGAACCGCTGCCGACGCCGCGTCCGATTGGATGACGGCGAAGAACATGGAAACCGAGGCGAACCGACTGCGTCTTGAAGCCGAGGCCGAACTGATCAAGTTCCTCGGCGCGAAGACTGAGGGGGCCGAGTCTCATCAGATTGGACCGTACAAAGCGACCATCACCGGCAAGCTCAATCGCAAGATCGATTGGGACGCTTTCCACAAGATGGACATCCCGGCACAACTCGCGCCGGTCAAATACAAACCCGAACTCGACAACAAGGGACTCAAATACATCGAGTCCAACGAACCGGAAGTGTGCAAGCGGTTCTGCACCGCCATGACCATCGAGCCGGCGAAGACTTCTGTCACAGTCATCCGCACTGAAGCTTAACAAGGAAACCAAAATGGCAATCGAACTTAAGTCACTGCGAAAATCCAGCATCATGCGCCCACCGCGCATTGTGCTGCACGGCACCCACGGCGTTGGCAAGTCCACCTTCGCCAGTGCCGCCGGCAACCCGGTGTTTATCCAGACCGAGGAGGGATTGGACGCCCTCAATGTCACAGCGTTCCCGTTGGCTCGAAGTTATGACGAGGTGATGGAGGCGCTCAAGGCGCTCTATGTCGAGGAGCATGAGTTCACGACCGTTGTTCTCGACTCAGCCGATTGGCTGGAGCAGTTGATCTGGAAAAAAGTGGCGATGAACCACAAGGTGAGCAACATCGAGGATATCGGCTACGGCAAAGGCTACATCTACGCGATTGAGATGTGGCGCGACATTCTCGAAGGCTTCGATCTGCTGCGTAACGAAAAACAGATGATGACCATCATCCTGGCGCACACGCAGATCAAGCGGTTCGATGACCCGCTGGCCGACTCTTACGACCGATACATGCTCGACCTGCATAAAGGTGGGGCGTCTGTGATCTCCGAATGGTGCGACGTGCTGGCGTTCGCCAACTACAACGTCGCCACCGTGAAGGAGGAACTCGGGTTTAAGCAGACCCGAACCCGCGCCATGGGGGCTGGAACGCGGGTGCTGCACACTCAAGAGCGCCCTGGTTGGGTGGCGAAGTCACGATACCCGCTGCCTGACACGATGCCGCTGGACTACAAAGTATTCTCAACCGCTCTCGTAACCGCAATGGAATCGCAACAGAGCAACGCAAAGGAAATTTCGAAATGAGCGACTTCGACGACTTCTCGTTTGACCCCACGGTCGTCCCCGACCGTCCGTCTAACGACGTTCTGCCGATTGACAACTACATCGCGCAGATCACCGAGTCCGACTTCAAACCCACCAAAAAGGGCACCGGACGGTACATCTCGCTGACGCTGACCATCATCGACGGCCAGTACGCTGGTCGCAAGCTGTTCGACAACCTGAACATCGTGAACGAGAACAAGCAAGCGATGGACATCGCGAACTCCACCCTCAAAGAACTGATGGCGGCGGTCGGCGTGGCCGGCACGATGGGCAAGGCGCGGCTGATCGAGATGCACAACATACCGTTGACGCTCAAGGTCGGGCAGACGCCGCGCAAGGATTTGCCGGCGGATGCCAGTGGCAACAAACCCATGCAGAACACCATCCGCTACAAACCTCATGGCAATAAGGTTGCCCCCGCCGGCCAGAGCAACGCGGCCCCGGCACCTAACAACCCGGCTCCTTCGGCCCCCCCTTCGGCTGTCCCGTCAGCGCCGAAAAAGAAGCCTTGGGAGAAGTAGGCTAAAACGGCGGCGGTTCTTATGGGACCGCCGCCTTTTTTTTGGGGAGGACGACATGCTGCAACTCATCGAAAGACTTAAGCTCTGGCTCGATCCACCGCCGCCGACAACGCTGCCGGCGCACTTGCTCAGACCGTGGACTGAAACGGAACGGCGATTGATTTACCTGCACCTTCTTAAAGCGACGAGGCTCTGATGGGCGACTTCAAACTGCCTGACCAGACGCTGTCGGCCATGAACGACGCGCTGGTCGAGAATTACCACAATGAGCGGCGCGGCTATATTGGCGCGTCTTCAATCGGCGGGTCGTGTGAGCGGCGCATCTGGAACGCCTTTCACTGGGTCGATGACGACACCTACAGCGCACAGTCGATCAAAGCCATCAAGGACGGACACTACAGTGAAAAGGTTATGGCCGGCAGACTGCGGCATACACCGGGAGTCAGGATCTGGGTTGAAGACACCCACGGCGGTCAGTTCAGTTTTAAGGACGGCCATATCTCGGGCCACCTCGACGGCAAGATCATGGGCGTCGATGCTGATCCAGGCGTGTTGCACGTCTGGGAGCATAAGGCGGTCAATGAGAAGAAGTTCAACATGCTGGTCAAGTTTGTGGTCAGGGACGAAAGCACGGCGCTCTACGAATGGGACCAGACCTATTTCGCCCAAGCCCAAATCTACATGCATTACTTCCATATCCCGTGGCATTATCTGACGTGCTGCACGCCGGGGAGCCGCGATGAGACATCAGTCCGCACCAGCTACGACCCCACTGCGGCGAACTACTACAGGGAGCGCGGTCACCGCATCGTGCGGGCGAACAGTCCGCCGCCGAGGATCTCGGAATCGGCGTCGTGGTTCGAGTGCAAGTGGTGTCCGTTTAGCGGCAATTGCCACGACTCTAAACTGGCGAAAAAGAACTGTCGAACATGCGCCCACTCGACACCGCTGAGTGACGGCACATGGCGATGCGAAAAGAAACAAAAAGGGCTAAACGACCATGAGCAATATGCGGGCTGTGAGCAGCACCTCTTCAACCCAAGACTTGTTCCAGGCGAACAGACAGATTCCGGCACCGATTGGGTCGAATACCGCCTCCGGTCAGGGGCCTTCATCAGGAACCAGAATGCTGAAGTTACGACCTTACCAGCAAGAGGCGGTTGATTCCGTCTTCAAATGGTTTGAAGGCGACGGCTTCAATTCAAACCCGCTGATTGTGCTGCCGACCGGAACGGGCAAGAGCCTCGTGCTGGCCGAGATTTGCCGGCGCTCGATTGCCGAGTACGGCGACATGAAGATCGTCGTGATCACGCACGTCATGGAATTGATTAAACAGAATCACGACGAGATGTTGACGCTGTGGCCCACCGCCCCGGTTGGCATCAACAGTGCCGGCGTGGGGCGTAGAGAGTACCAAGCGCCGATTACCTTCTGCGGCATTCAGTCCGTTTTCCGAGACGCTCACCTGTTCGAGAAGGTCGATTTCATTATTGTCGATGAGTGCCATCTGTTGTCCCGCAAAGACAGTGCGATGTACCATACCTTTCTGAAAGGCGTTTACACGGCAAACCCAAAGTTCCGCATGATCGGTCTGACCGCAACGCCGTTCCGAATGGATACCGGCATGCTGCACAGCGGCGACGGCGCGATGTTTGACGATATCTGCTACGAATACGGCGTCCTTAAAGCAATCTCGCAAGGGTTCCTGTGCAAGCTGATTACCAAGAAAACAGACCTTCACCTCAATGTCGACGCCGTTCATCTGCGAGGCGGCGAGTTCATCCAGAGCGAATTGCAGGACGCAGTCGACCTCGACAGCATCAACAAGCAGGCCATTGATGAGATCATCCGTTCGAGCGAGGGCCGAAAGTCTTGGTTGATCTTTGGGTCAGGCGTTCAGCACTGCAAGCACCTAGCGGAGATTCTGGAAAGCCGTGAGGTTTCCTGCGGCACCATTTTCGGCACGACAAAGAAAGACGAGCGGGCGCAAATCATTGCCGACTTCAAGGCCGGTAAAATCACCGCGCTGTGTTCGATGGGGGTCTTGACCACCGGCTTCAATGCCCCCGCCGTCGACCTGATCGCCATGCTGCGTCCGACCAACTCCGCTGGGCTGTACGTCCAGATCGTCGGGCGCGGAATGCGAACGGCCCCTGGAAAAGAAGACTGCAAAATACTGGACTTCGCCGGCAATATTTTGCGCCACGGCCCCGTCGATCAGGTTCGCGGTCGGGATAAGCGCAAAGGGGCGGCGACAGGCCCTATGGCAAAGGTTTGCCCAGAGTGCAAAGCCATACTGCACCTGTCGTGTTCTGAGTGCCCTGAGTGCGGTTACGTCTTTCCGAAAGAGATACAAATCGAAGCGACGGCCACTGATCTGCCAATTCTCAGCACCGGGCCGAAATTCCATTGGTTGGACGTTGACGAAGTGCATTACTCTACGCACAAGAAAATGGACAAACCGGACAGTCTGAAGGTGACGTACTATTGCGGGTTTCTGAAATACTCCGAGTGGATCTGTCTTCAGCACCAGGGGTACGCACAGCAGAAGGCGGCGTCGTGGTGGTTAAAACGCGCCCCTGCACCAACCCCGAAAACCATCGTGGAGGCGCTGGACCGCACTGATGAACTTCAGGAACCGAGGCGGATTCAGGTGATAAAAAATGGCAAGTTTGATGAAATCATGGCTTACGACTTCGCCGTGCCGAGTGTGCCGGCGTCAAATGCGGGGGTTCAGGTTCATACCTGAACTGGTAGGCCAAAAAGGCGACGTTCAGACTTTTTGTTCAATGGAATGCATGGAGGCAGGGATGATCGACCCAACACAGAATGAGAAGATGGCAATGGAGAAGGGCGGCGAGTTGGCCGGCGAGTATCTGGAAAGCATCAAGAAGACAGACTTGGCCGATTTCACCGGGGAAGAGTACGCGATGTTTGTCCAGTGCGTCGTGACCGGGTACATAGACGAGCTTCAAAATTTGGCGTTCAAAGAACTGAACAAGGTAAAGTCGTGATTAACGTAAACCGGCCCTAGCGCGAGCGCGGACTGCGCCGCCACGGGCTTTGGATAGTTCAGCGGAGTCTTTATACGCGGGGTCGAACTGGGCGAAGCGGGAACGAACTTTTTTGTCATCAAGGATTAC